TACTCCCAAAGCAGCATAAAAACCAAATTTTGCTGGATGACTTCAACTCAAACTAATATCTCCATCTCCAGACAGTTTTGCAAGGACCTCCGTAAATACACTTTCCAGCTAAAGGACCAGTAGTTGCCGGACGACAGGACCCACCAGAACTCACGGCTGGATTCTCAATACGAAATTCATCGACAAAGATTCCACGTTTCGTAGATTCTCTGAGAACATCTACTCTGGTAGTATCTTGTTCTTGAGTGTGTCTTGTGTTCATATCATCTCCGATTGTTAGCAAAGAGTCGTTGTTTATGCATCTTAGAATGAGCCTCAGAAAGTCTCTTGATATAAGCAGCTACATTCTCAAGTTTCCAGCCTAAATCAATTTCTTGAATTCTATTTTGAAGACAGTGGTTAATCCAAACTTTTAACTTATCAGCTAAGAGTCTATCATATTCATCGAATTGATCTGCACAAACAGGAAGCTCTAACAAACCCAGAGCAGCGTTCATTTCTTTAACTGTTACTTTCATTTTATTCCTTTTCGTATTCTCTGGATTCTTTCATACTTTCACGAGGCGACTGACTACACATAGACTGGATGATTGCACAAGGGACAGTTGGGGAAGATTGATCTGGGTATTTACCTTGGAAACAAGGAATAGTAGCACATCCGCATATTCCAGATCCTTGTCGCACTACAAATCCGAGTTCTTGTAATTCTGGATCTCGATCAATAGTTTCTTGAGCAGTGATAGCTTGACTGGCAAGGACTTGAAATTCCAACCGACTGAAATCCATATTACAAAACGGATGTCCCGAAGGTTCTTTTAAAGATGTGTAGGGAGTCGGGACACGACCGTAAAGTTCGCCGAAAGAAACAGCTTTCAACAAATGAATAAGCTTATCCAACTCATCGATCTTATTCCCATGAAGCTTAAACATTCCGAGATGACTTCCTTCTTCAACTTTACTTTCACCGCAAGGTTCGAGGTCTTCCTTCAATGCTTTCCACGCTTGTCTTATCTGACTAAACAAATAGATATTCATGATTCACTCTCTGCTATTTCTTTGAAAATTAAATTCATACGTTCGTTATCACTAATAGCTTCTTGTTGAAGCTTATAGAAATTTATATTATCAACAGTATGATATCCATGATCTTTCAAAGCATTTTGAATGTTCTGCTTTCCCACAGGATTTTGAGTCACAATCTGTACTCGATTAGGAAGACATCCTGATGCTATTGCTTCACGAACAACATATAAGCCGGTCTTTCTTGGATTCTCATCACCAAGATCATGATCAATACAAAGACATTCGATTTCTGGAATAGCTAAAAGAACCCTTAATCCAACATCGACTGTTCGAGCTATAATCTCACATCCCAGAGATCTTTCATCATCTACTATGAGCCACATTTTCCTTCCTCATCGACTTTAAGTTCGGCATTAAAATCACTGCCGATTAGTACACATTCAGCCCACACTTGAAGATCGTTGCACCAATGATTAGCCAGATAAAGAACATACCATATTTGATCGGGGAGTCCAACTTCTTTGCAAGCTTCTTGCCAACACGATTCCCAATCTTTTGTATATTCCCTGACAGAATCATCCACCTTGAAGACCTTGTATGATTCTTCATGTAATTGCTGAGCTCTTGATATTGCTTTTGCTATTTGCTTTTCCATACTATTTATATCCCCTCACTACATTGTCAAGTATTTGCTTAACATCTTGAATAGTTAAAGCAGTTCTCTTCTTATCATTCACTCGATCTCTAATCTCTTGATCAATAGTATCAGGAATAATAAGATCTGTGATACGAAGATTAGATTTTGCATGACGATTTATCGGCCTATCTTCAGATTGACTTCTATCAACGAAAGACCAATTACAACTGAAGTAGATAGCATGATCCACACAAGTTTCATACTCTTCATACTTCTCAATATCAAATCCATAAAATCCTTGACCCACTCCAGCAGAAGCAGGATTAGCTACAAGGACTTTACATTCTCGGTTCTTATTTAAAACATCCTCAGCGACTTGAGCATCCTTCACTCTATAATCGGGATGAATAGATTTATGATAGCCGACATGATTAATATCTTCTTGTGCAAGGCGAGCACTGATCGCTCGTATATCTTCAATGAAAGTTGCCCACACAATAATCTTACTATTAGGATCGTTATCCCAATCCTCTCGAAGAAGTTTTATTAAATCTTCTATCTTAGGATTTCGTTCATCGATCTGATGAATTTCTCCGCTCTTTGTAGTTTCAAGAGTGAGATCAACTTCATCATCGGTTTTTACAAATCCAGAACAAATTTGTGCAAGGCGAATAAGCTTAGTAAGAATATGTTCGACTGTTACTTTCTTTCCTTCAGCCTCAGCTACGGCCATCATCTCATCGATTTCAATTACTAATTTAGTTGCCATAGCTTTATAAAGCTTCGCTTGTTTCGGAGTCATGTTCACTTCATAAAGATCATAAACCTTTTCCGGAAGAGCTAAGCCTGTATCTGATCTCTTTAAGATAAAAGCTAAACGAGACAACCGTTCTTGGATTAAAGGGATATTTTTATATCCAGACAGTACTCTCACTCCAGAACCATCTGGTGAATTCTTCCAACATCCATGAAATGAACGGAAATTCTCAAAAGTTGAAAACCCAGATAAACCTTCTCCGAGCCATTCAAACTGTCCCCAAAGATCCCAGATTGGACCAGTCACAGGAGTACCAGTTAAAATCATTTTTGCTCTGGCTCGAATATCATCGATTTTTATAAGAGACTTAAATCGATTAGTCTTCGGATTTTTTATACGATGAGATTCATCAATAACTACAAGATCCCACTTCACTCTTTGAATCGCATCCCAAGTTGATTCCACAGTGTCTAATGAGATAATACAAGCAGACCATGCACAATCATCTTCAGATCGAATCCCATCTATTAATGCACGGACGCGATTCACCTTCCCTCCTCGAAGAATAGATGTCTTTCCCGGAACAGTAGCAAACCTGGCGAATTCACGAGACCAATTGATTCTCACTTGTTGAGGAACTATAATGAGAGCACGATACATTCCCTTCTCAGATCCAGAAAGAACTCCAGCTCTTTTCCGTGCTCCTTCTAAACAAACTCTATTAATAACGATAGGAGTTTTCCCTGTTCTTTGCTCCATGAATAAACTATAATTTGGATTTTCCAGAGAATTCAGTAGGGCGACTCGCTGATAATCTGACAAAGGAAGTTCAGGATGAGAAATATAATCCTTTGGCATTTCTGGAGCTTGTTTTGTTAAAAACCATTCTCCAGTTCTCAGAGCAGATTTTGTTTGAACCAAGAATCTTTTCAGAAGAACCGTATATAATAGTATAGCATCTTCTGACTTGAAAATCAATTTGTGATGCGGCCAGACATGATGAATAATCAGAGCAGTAAAATCAGTTCCAGCTAATCGCCACTTCCCATATCCGATTTCTTTTCGCTCTGGAATTCTACGAACCCAGACCGAAGTTGCGTTTCTACTGGGATAATGATAATAACGATCGTCTTTATAGTAAGAACCTTCTGGAGTTTCTACATAAGTAGGATTCACCGCTTCATCTACACTTGGAAGGACATTCGTTGGACATTTCTTAAGACAAACTGATTCCACTATAAAATGATTCTTCACTTGACCATTTTCTTTTACTTCTGACTTCACATCTATCTCAAGAAAATCTGTATCGTAGAAATCTAACTCTTTCAGCGAAGTAGAAGTCGCTCGAGACAATGGCTCAAGGATAGGAAATGCGGATATCTTTGTTTCCACGGTTTCTCCAATTCTATTTCTTTTACTATAATTCAATCCCTAAATTTCTGTTTTCACAGTGCTTCCTAACTACCTAAATTATAACATATTATGAAGATAATACAAGCATAATTTTTATATTTATAGAAAATTTTCTATCAGTCACATTAAGACTTAAAACCGGAGGTTTTATAGGCTTAGACTCCCCATTGCCTCTGTACCAGAATAGCGGTATTACAGTAGCTACCGAGGGTCGTTTGCATCGTAGCGGGTCGCACAGGAGCCCGAATTTAGGTTAAAAACCCTATTCTTAACTAATCACGAATATTCTCAATAAAATTGAGAAATTATTTGCATATTCGTGATAATACCTTATACTTTTATTAGGCAAGTAAACAAAACGCAAAAGTAAATAAGGGGAATAAAATGAACACTGAAAACAAAACACTAACACAACTCATCTGTGAAAAAATCGGATTGTCCATTGAAATTCCGCTCCTTACTATTCTGGCTTTTCTTGCACTTCTTTAATTCCTTCCAGCCGCCCGACTTGCCGGAGTTCCTCGCTCCGGCATTTTTATTTATACTTCTGTAACATCTCCACTCGTAGAAGATTGACCACTCACTTCCCCAGATAGTTTTCTATCCCCATAAATTCTCCCTTGTGTAGAAGAAGTTCCAGTAGGATTAGAATTCAACTTTCTTGGATTAACAAGTAAAGAACCGTTTACAGTAGAAACAGAATCAATCTGTCCATAAAGAGGTCTTTCCACGGTTATGTCATATTCTTGATAAGAATCAAATCCTCCTCGAACAGAATATAAAACAAATCTTAATCTGTGACTCACATGACCATCCGGAGAATCACCTTCTTCAGTTACTTGAGAATAAGTATAAGAAGTTCCAGACAAACCTGTTACAGTTCTCAGTAAAACATCATCTTGATTATATATCTTTAAAGTATAAGTCGTTCCCGCTTCTGGCCCATAATCACTACTATCAGTATGTTTGATAATAGATCTTAATTGATCTTCATCTGTCCTATCTCTATGATTCCATGTTAAAGTTGGCTGACCATATAAATATTCAGGAAATCTATCTCCATTGATTTTTAAATTCCCAGGAAGATAAGGACGAATCATTCTACTATTAAAAGCATCAGCAACTTCTTCGGTTGCACTTCCTTCAGCTAAAGTTCCAGTTCCAGTCTTAGTTAAAGCTTTTATCCGTGGAGTATCTCCATCTTTTAAATCTTGATCAATTAACGTCACTTCATCGATAGGACTAATAAACCAAATTCTATCTCCAGAAGTATGAACTGAAGGTTTCGTATCGAATATTCCACGAGCAATTCTTATCCGTTCATTTGTGGTATCTACTTCTAAAATCAATACTATTTCATGACTACTATCATTTCCAATGACTGCATAAGAATCAATTTCAACTAAATCTAAATCTTGCACATTTGAAAGATTCACCCAATCACTCTCAGATCCAATAACTACAAGATTATTGGTAAGAGTGGCAGAGGGAACAAAAGAACCGAATCCTATATCTTCGAAACTGTCACCAGCATCGTATCTGAAATAGATATCATAACCATAAGAATCTGGAGTAGAAGAAGGTTTAACTACAAGAGGGAGAAGAACGCCAAAATCATTTGCAAAAGTGTCAACTATCTCTTGATTCTGAGTTTCACAGAGTTGCCAATAAGGAGCTTCAGCTAAGAAACGATAATCCGTATCGACCGGATCATTCACAGGATCAGTCCAAGCTGTATTTGGTGGGTCCTCAATAATAGTGTAAGAAGTTCCAAACACATCTTCACAGCAATGAATTGTCACTTCGTTATCTTTTAGATTTCCGTAATTCACCTCTAAAACTCTAACGATCATTGTTTCAATTCCTAAGGGATCCCAAGAAAATTTGAAGACATCATTAGGTTTTAGATGAGACATCTGACGATTGCATTTCATCGTCATACTTGCAAGCATCGAAGTTGCTAATTGAAGTTCTCGACTTGCGATTTTATTTGCTAAAGTTTTATTACAAACTGACTGATAATTAAAAATCCTTTCTATAACTGCTCCTCCTTGCTTTTCTATCATTACTTGATCTGATAATGTTATACTTCTATTCTTATTCCAAATTTTATCATGCCAATTTACTGTGACTTGATCTACTACTTCTCCAAAAGACGGACGATTAAAGTCTACGATATCAAGAATATAACTTTCATCGAAAGATTCTAAGCTTGCCGGAACATAGTCATCTCTGATTAATCCTAATTCCCAAAGACCTGTAGAAAGGTTCTGGTATAACGAAGCTGCTGCGATCTCTAAAATACGATCAACAAAATCTTCCATAGAAGAACTATTATCCCATATAACTGAAAGCCCATATCCTTCATCGTACAGAGTATCAGCACAAGCTTTGAAATTAGAATCATTAATATCGCTCTCTTCCCATCCTAATCCCCATTCTTTATCAAGCAGACATTCTCTAATAATATGAACTATGTTTAAATCATCTCCATCGATTTGCCCAGAACGAATCACAGCTTTAGATGAATACCATTGCGAATCACCGCTGACAAGCTTATCAGTTCTCTTCACTGAAAAACTCCAAGGTTTTAAATAAGCATTAGTCCCAAGATAAACTTGTTTTAATATAACACTTAAGAGTCCCCGAAAAGCTGAGATATTAGATCCTAATTTACTTACAAGATAACTATTCGTAGTTTGTGTACTTGAACCATATTGTATATCAACATCACCACTGATCCCTCCTTCTTTCCCAGTTGCAAGCCCACCGAAAACATTAGAAGCACTGATAGTAATAGATTGATCATTAGAGCCAGAATCTGCTGCTTCGGAAGATGCATCATTTACAGTGGGCCAAACACACTTCTCTCCAATCCAGATCTGCTTCACACCATCAGCGTTCGCATATCCAAGGATCATGTGCATCCCTAAATGATACAAATATCCTACAACTTGCTTCTTCTGTTTACTACTAAATAATCCCATGATTCTTACTGAAGATGTGGTACAGCTTTCAAATCGCCATACCAAACAACATTAGGACCAGCTATTCTTCTTTTCCCAAACAATACTTGAATCGGTCTTCCTTCCTCAGCCGTCGGAATATCGAACTCTTCAATTCCTGCTGCTTTCGGAGGAGTAGGAGTTTTAGGTTTAGGACGCAAAGCATAAGACAATGCGACCATAATAGCTAATTTTATTAAAAATGCAAACATAATAATTCCAAATAGCTTTAAATCAAAATATAACTGGTAGGAGAATCAATAGAATCACCAGTAAATGGATTCTTAGACGGGATGTGTTCTTGTCCTCCGTAGTTTATCTTATTACTAAATTTGTTTAAGCAATGATTAGGCGAATGATCACATCCCGGATAAGCGTTAAAAGAATCATTTAATTCTAATTCCCTTATTGAATGAGCTATCTTTATAGCCGTCCCGACATGATACACAATCAAACGACTGTATTCTCCAGCTTCAAAAGTTCCTCCAGTGAACCATCCATCTACCTCTGTTCCAAATATTGTAGCAGAGATATCTCTACCATCGACACTGGAGACAGTTCCTGATCGAATGTAATTAGATTTTAAAATAGTGCATCGTGTAGAATACAAAGGATAACTACAAGTTCGTTGATACTTTCGCATTAAACCAGATCTTCTTAAACTACTGGTTTTCGGCGAAGCCATTATTGAAGCCGATTTAGAATTGAACTTCACAGTTCTAACAAATCCTCTCCAATAAGTAACAAAGTTTTCTGGGAGTGTCCCATGACCACGGAAGATAGTTAGTTCGACTAATTCTTCAGGTGGATTGTATCTATATTGTAATGCAAACACATTAGTCCTATCTACTTCCACATTCACTACATTCTTTAAAGCATTAGTTGACTGTTCAATATTTCCCCGACCAATTATTTCTGGTTCATAATCTCTTCCACCATAACTGATAACTATTTCACTACTGGTATATGTGTAGTAAGTAGTTCCTTGACGAAAAGCATAAAGCTCTATAGGTTCGCCACTGGTTAAACTTTGTTCACTATCAGAATACGCCATTATGGAACTCTAATTAAATTTAATTGACATTCATTTCTATGTGCGAAAGTCCAATCCAATTCAATCGAATCAGAAGCAAATCGACATTTATCTACAAAGCATATTTTACAGTCGCCTTCTGCAACTTCAACACCTAAAGAAGTGTTAATGGTAATTCTTTCCTTCGTACTATCAACTTCTTCTATATTAGTTATTTTCCTGACAATCAATGTTTCATCAGTGAAATAAAACCCTATATAAGTTCTTAGTGTATTCACACCTAAATTAGAGGAAAGATTTATATTTTCTACGAAGAATTCTGTATCAGTAGAACCGATGGTTCCCATCTGAACTAAGTCACTTCTGAAAGTTGGTATTAATAAAGGTCGCTGTCTTCCATTCATATAATGTAAAAATTTACGGAAATTCCAACATGCTGCTTTCGTATCATTCAAGAATATATGATTCTGAGATAATAGATTAAAAGTCTTATCACTTCTTATCTTAAAGATTCCAGTAGTGAAATCCACTATTTCTAATTGACCGTCACTCTCTTCTCCATGAGAATCTTCCATGAAAGAAGGAGTAGTGAGAATCTCTAAACTATCATATTCTGTTGCCGGAGTATATCCAGTGATATCCGCATTATCTTCAACAGCAAACAAAGCATCAACAAAGGCGACCTCAGAATTTTGTCGCTGCTTCACACTCTTCGAAATCATATAAGCTATTCTTAAAGGAATAATAAGCTTATTTCCAGTGAAGGAATTATTCACACTTGTTTTTAAATTTAACACTGAATCAGTTTTAGTTTCTATAGAAACTACTTCAAACTCTGTTTCCGATTTCCAGACAATAGCAAAACTATCATCTCTAAAATCTGCATTAGAAGTATCTACATTTATAGTGGTAGCTCCGGCTGAAATAGTTGTAGTATGTAAAACATACTCAGGCCAAACAGGGACTCCCCATGCTCTTTTTTGCCAAGTATGAATAATCGCGTCATACCACGTATTCATCTTATTTGTTTTTATGGTAAACTGAATTCTAAAGAATTGTCGGGGAATTTGTCTTAATTGTATTCGTTGTTCTGTTCCATTATTAGCTCTGAGAATCTTTGTAACCCATTCTAATGTCTCTTTTATATTCCTTTCAGGTCGCCAGAATAAAGTCATAGCTCTTGTTCCAGTAATAACTAATTGAGTTATTCCTACTGCTCCGAAATCAAAATCAGCAGTAGCCCGATATTCTGGAAGACCCTCTTCTAATACTTCTGCATAGCACTGTTCTGCCTGTAAAGCTTTGAATGTTAAGGGAGCACTAATTCCAGTAATAGTAACAACTCCAGTAGTAGTGATACTATCGAGAGTTTTAGATTCAAAGAAAGCATTCCAAACCCAGAATTCTTGATTAATATCTTCGAATATTAATCCAAGATCTAATGGATTATCTACAACGTGAATTCGATAATAGAAATCGTCTCTGTAAGTGGGAGCTAAGATCCCGTTATGAGACGTTTCAAACATAGAAATAGGAGCATTCTGGTTGAAAGCCGGATCTAC